ACAAGAAAATTAGGACCTTTGTATTGCACCTCTGCATCTACCATCTGTTGGTAGAACCGCTTCCACGTTCTTAGGCGCCTTGTCTTTGCATGAGAAGGCCATGAAATCATTTTACGTTGGATTAAAGCCTGTAGGTGTTTCCAACGTTTTGACTGCTCGGATGGGCTTGATGTCAAAGATATAACTTCTGCTCTAGGCAAAAGAAGTTTTAGTCTTTGTGCAACAGCATCACCTACACCGTTAGCGTCTACGCCAACTGCAAGTACGTCATAGTTCTCAAGGAAGTTAACAATTTGATAATACTGCTCTTCCCAGTCATCTCCCTGCATTTCAAGCCAATTGAGAATGCGATGGTCAAAATACCCAAACTCATCAGGCCTATCCCAGTCGACCCAAACAACAGTTACAACGGTGCTGTCTGTCTTACGAGCAGGGTCGATACCAACAACAACTGGAGTCTTGTGCCAAGACTTTACTAACTCTTGTGATGTGTCACCAAGTTCATCCATTACTGATGAGGTAACAAACATTCCACGCTCTAACAACCACTTACAGTTGTACGACATTTGAAATTCATCAGAGTCCTCACCAATACGCAACATTTCTTTTCTAATAAACTTTTCATAGTTTGCATTAAACTTTGCTACATCTTTCCAATCCCATTGGAAATGGTTTTGACGAGAAGCACGACCTGTCTGTCGTCTACGGTTTAATTGAATAGCGCGATAGAAGTTGTTTTTACTAGTCGTTGGTGTGCCAGTCTTTACCATTGTTCCTGCGTAGTACGCCAACATAGGAGAGATAGACTTAGAAACAACAAAGTCGTCGGCTTCTTGACACTCATCGATTATTACAAGATGAAAAGATTTAGATTCAATTTTTGCTCTTGGGTTTGCAGTCATCATTGTGATAGTAGAACCCGATTTCTTTAATCGAATTTGCCTTGTAACACCTCCCACACGTGCGGCTGCATCATCAATTTCAGGGTCATCCATAATTTCTAAAGCACGCTCTGAACTTAAACGAGTAACAGTACGGCCAAATAACGTTTCAGCCTGAGATTCTGTAGGAGCAAATAAACCAACCCAAATACCGTCTTTAAACTTTCCAAGTAAATCAGGATACAGTTTTGCAAGACGGGGAAGTAGAATCATCATAGTTGCTACAGTGTCTGCAACAGTTTCTGATTTACCAGACTGACGAGAAGCAAGAGCAGTGATTTCTTCACCATCATTAATGATGACGGATTCCATAATACGACGAGCAAGCGGTTTCTGGTAAGCGTGCAGGTCGTGTCCCACAAGTACTACGAGAAACTCAAGCATCTTGTCTATGAGTTTGTCTACAAACTGTTGCGATAATTCATCTAAGGGTTCATCAACAGACTCTTCTACTGGCTGCTCATCCTGTAGAAAAAACTCAGGATTGATTTCTTCAAACTTATCTTGTTCCATATGCACCCATTAAACAGCGTGACCCACCTTTTGGGTGGGTCAACGCCAGACCTGTAGAGAGGTGAAGCAAAGAAATCGTATCACAAAACATGACGTTTCTTTAACTCCTTGGCAATTGCATGAAACGCTTCTGCACCCATAAGAACCTCATCAAGGTCGGCAGTGCTATTTTGTTTTTGATATATCGTGATATGTTTCCCAATCGAGTACATCGAGTGCTCCATCCAGGCTATCAAGTCTGGGGTGGAAATCGTCGACACTCTCTTCTCTATCCGAGTCTGGGGCTGGTGTCCATCCTGCTTTTTCCGTAAAATCATCGTAAGTTACATCCCGCCTTTCTAGGGCAGAGTTTAGCGCTTCTTCTTCATCTTTCGCACCAGTCCAACGGCCAATAACTAGGGCACGATAGTTAGGTAGTTTAAATATTAGGGGTTCAGAAGTTCTAAAGGGTTCCTCAATCTCTTGAGTCCAACCACGAACAAGCAGTTTTCCATCCCATTCATAGGGGAATTTAGTCACTTGTACAAATAGTGGTCCAATATTGTGTGCCTTTGGCATTTATCTCTTTCTTGGTTTATTTGCCTTTGGTGCTTTAGGGGTGTTCTTTTTAGCCATACGGTCATACTGCTTACGTTCGTTGGTTAACTGTACAGCGCGGGTTATCTTATACAAAGCCGTGCGTGCGTACGCGGGAAGTGATGAGACACTTGCTGGACCACGTGGTTTGTAGTCTAGAACCTTATAAATGTATTGGCCTTTAGAGACTCGACGCTTAAAGTCTTGCCATTCTGTAGTATTGACTTCATAATAGTTGTAATAAGTACCGTCACGAAATACGACAGTCAACACTGAACGCTGGCGGTCATAACCAGCGGCTACAGTGCGAGGGCGTTCTGGATTAGTTGTAGAGGTTGGCACTAGAGATAACGGCGCTGGAGCGTCAGACTCGCCAAATTGCGGACCCTTTTCACCAGGAATAACTACTTCACCAGTGTCTAAATCTTCATCGTAGTACTTACGACCAGCAGAACGGTCAACAAAATTACCTTGTGCGTCTATATAGTAGACGTCTTCACCGAGTCCTGGAAATACTGCCTCACCTGCCTGATTACGACGAGCAACGTCGTCAGGGCTTTGTGGGTTGTAGAAGCGCAGGGTTTCATCTGCGCTTAATAAGGATACTGTTTCAAAGAATTCACCAGCAGATGCTGCTGTAGGTAATGCAGAAAATGGACTTTGAAATGAGCCCTCTTGTGACAAGGCCTTCATCATTCCTGCGGTTGTCTTGGAGCCGATTCCATACGGCTTACCCATTGCTCCCAATAATTCTTGAGCAGAGGGGAGGGCAGGCCGACGACTAGCGCCTGCTCCTCCTCCTCTGACTCGTGCCATAACTTATATTAGGACGCTACTGCAAATGGTGTAATTGTTACTGCTGCACCTGGTGCTGTGTTGTTTGCACCTGCGGCAACTGATTGAGTCTTGATAGTTCCTTCAAGACCGACAGCAGTTGCTGATAGTCCTGTAAGTGCAAGAACATCAGTGTTTGTACCTGTTGCAGTAAATGAGTTGGTGCTTGAAGTTGCAACGGTGTATGTGCCGTTTGCTGTTGCACTGCCTGAGTTAGCAATAACAACCTTCTGACCAACTGAGAATCCGTGAGTTGATGATGTTACTGTAATAGTTGTGCTTCCAGCAGTACGAGCAATTGCTGTTACTGCCTTTGCAGCGTTTGTTGCTGCTGTTGCAGTTGTAGGAACGAGTGATGCGTCCTTCATTGCGTCAGTTGCTAGTGCTGTTGTAAGACCAATTACTGAAGGAACAAGTACGTAGTCAGTTGCACCAACTACATCTTCTCCTGCTGAGTTTGCTGTGAATAGTGGGTATCCGCCCCATCCTGAAAGAGCGATGATGTGGTTATCAAGTGCTGGGTCTAAACGACCTGCCGTTGTATCTGGGCGAGCGTCATTTGGTTGAATAGGGAAGTTACCCCATACAAAATCAATTGCGACTTCACCTGCGGAATCGAGAAGATTCCCGTTGTTATTTGTTGCCATTAGTTTTCTTCCTCACATGTGTGGTTGTCTAATTCAGTCTCAAAAAGCACCTCTTCGCAGTCGCGACATTTGAAGAAGCGTACTTCGTCTAGTGCTGGATGTAAGGAATCCGAATGTTCGTCGCCGTAAGCCATCTGAGGCCCTGCTAGGACTTCAGGAGGAAACGGTCCTCTTGGACTGTGTGATGCTGATGGTACAGCATGTCCTTGCACTGCGAACTTGCGAATCACTTTCATTCTTCGCTCGGTTCTTCAGCCGCCTTCTTCTTGCGTTTTGGCTTAGGTGCTTGAACTTCGTCTGTGGGCTCATCTGCGTTGAGTACTGCAATAGCAGACTCTCTTTCGACCTTTAACTGCTCGGTGGTTTTTAAAAGGCCTGCCTTACGACGTGGCTCTAAGAAGTTTGGCAAATGTTTACCACAATAGAGAATTTCTTTTTGTTTGGTTATTTGGTAAATATAAAAGGCGTCTCTACTGCAGTTAGCACATTTCATTATTTCGCCTTCTTTGCGGCTTTCTTCTTGGCAGCAGCCTTCTTGACAGGGGCCTTCTTTGCTACCTTCTTTGCAACGGTTTTCTTCACTGGAGCCTTCTTCTTCTTTGCAGATTCAACTGCATCCAGTTCCTTCAATAGGCTTTCAATAATTGCTTTTGGGTCTTTCATTAGACCAAGTT